CCCGCAGGTGGATGCGGCCAGGTGAGCCAGGAGAATAGCCATGTTGACGCACGAGTTCAATGCGACCCGCGCCACCGAGGCGATCCGCAAGGCGACGGACGAGCTGGAGGACATGACGCCAATCTACCGCGACGTCGTCGAGTACATGGTCGAGGCGACCCGCAAGCGGTTCGTCCAGGGCGTGGATCCTGCGGGCAAGCCGTGGGCGCCCAAAAAGGCCTCGACGCTCGATCGTTACAAGCAGCTTGGCTACGGCAACCTCAAGCGGGTGCTCATCGGGCCTTCACGCCGGCTGTCCCGCGAAATCGTGGGAGAGCCCACTCGCACCGGCGCAGTGATCGGCTCCGCGCTCATCTACTCGGGCGTTATGCAAGACGGCGCCGACAAGGGCGCGTTCGGAGCCGATCGGCGGGGCCGGCCGATCCCTTGGGGGAGAACCCCGGCGCGGGTCTGGCTGGGGATTTCGCCGGCCGATGAGACGGCGATCGTGGAGATTGTCGACGAGCACATCGCCGCACCGCTCGCGGATGGCTCCAGCTGATCGACGGTTGATTTCCGGAGCGCGGCGCGTCATCAAAGACTGAGCGGGCACGATCCGCGCTTCAGGCCCGCTTCGGCGGGCATATTTTTTGCCCAGCGCGCGGGGCAAATCATCGGTGATGAAGCGCAACCCCGCCCTTACTGCACTGTGCTCGGCTCTGCCGATCGACAGCGATGGCGTGCCCGAATGGGTGCACCTCCTGCCGGCCGGCGAGATCCGCACGATTGACGGTCGCGGACCATATCACTGCGCCTCCATGCAGTCGGTGGCTGCGCTCCTGACCGCAGGCCTGAAGCTGCCCATCGACGAGAACCATGCCACCGACAAGGGCGGCAAGACGCTCGGCATGCCCGCTCCAGCTCGCGGTTGGATCGTAGCGCTCGAAGCGCGCGAGGACGGGCTCTGGGGCAAGGTCGAATGGACCGGCGAGGGCCACAAGCTGATGGCCGACAAGGCCTATGCCGGGATCAGCCCGGTCATTCTCCACAATCAATCCGGTGACGTGCTCCAGGTGCTGCGCGCCAGCCTCACCAACACCCCCAATCTCGTGGGCCTCACGGCTCTGCATTCGGAAGAAGGAATTGCGATGGACTGGAAAGCGAAGCTGATCGAGCTGCTTGGGCTCGGCAGCGAGGCCGATGACGACGCGATCATGGCGGCGCTCAAGGCCAAGATGGAGACATCGGCAACCGCCCTGCAATCCTCGCAGGACATCGCCAGTCACCCGGTGGTCGTGGCGCTGCAAAGCGAACTTGTGACCGTCACAGGCCAGCTGAACGGCTTGGTCGACAGCGGCGCCCGCAAGGATGCCGCCGCTTACGTCGATGGCGAGATCGCTCGCGGTCGCGTCGGCGTGAAGCCCATGCGCGATGAGTACATCGCGCTGCACATGCAGGACGCCACCCGCGCCGTGAAGCTGATCGGCGCCATGCCCATCCTCAACGGCACGACCCTGACCGCTGATGTCGCTCCCGGCGTCGACGACAAGGGGCTCGATACCACCGACCGCCAGGTGATGGCGTTGTTCGGCGTCGAGGAGGACGAATACCTGGCAGGCCTCGGCCGCGCCGGTCTCAAGAAGGAGGCTCTGTAAATGGTCGCGCTTACCGCACCTCGTAACACGCCCATGTCGCTTGGCGGCATGCGCGTTATCCCGCTCGCTGCCGGCGCCAAGGTCTTTGCAGGCGGCATGGTTCAGGTCGCCGCCTCGACGTTCGGCGTCGCCGCTGCCGCCGTCGCCGCGAACGTCGCAATCGGGCGCGCCGAGCACTCGGCTGACAACACAGGCGGCGCAGATGGTGCCGTCTCGGTCAAGGTCAAGACCGGCATCTTCCGTTACGCCAACTCGGCTGCGGGCGACCTGGTCACCCGCGCCCGCATCGGCAAGCCTGTCTACGTCGTCGACGATCAGACGGTTGCCGCCACCGACAACGCTGGAGCCCGCCCGGTGGCCGGCATCTGCTTCGACGTCGACGCCTCGGGCGTCCACGTCCAGTTCCCGTAAGGAAGGCCCTCTCCGATGATCGTTTCCAGCGACAACCTCAACAAGCTGCGCTCCGGCTTCAGCGGCGCCTACAAGCGTGGTCTCGGCGCAGCGTCTTCGATGTACTCGAAGATCACGACCCGCGTGCCGTCCACCACCAAGGAGCAGACCTACGGGTGGCTCGGCAAGCTGCCGAACGTGCGCGAGTGGATCGGCGCTCGCATCGTGCAGAACATCTCCGAGAGTGACTACAAGATCCGGGAGAAGCCCTGGGAACTGACGATCGGCGTCGATCGCGACGACATCGAGACTGATAACCTCGGGATCTACGCGCCGCTCTTCGAGGAGATGGGCCAGTCCACCGGTGGCTTCGTCGACCAGCTTGTGTTCAAGCTGCTGAAGGACGGCTTTGCGACCAATTGCTACGACGGCCAGTTCTTCTTCGACACGGACCACCCGGTGCTCGACGCGGCCGGCGCACTGACGTCCGTTGCCAATACCGATGGCGGTGCCGGCACGCCCTGGTTCCTGCTCGACGTCAGCCGTTCGCTCAAGCCGATCATTCTCCAGGAACGCCGGCCCTTTAGCGATATTGTCGCCAAGGACAGGGACACCGACGACAACGTCTTCTCGCTCAACGAGTTCATCTACGGCACCGACGCGCGCCTCAATGTGGGCTTCGGCTTTTGGCAATTTGCCTGGGGCTCCAAGCAGACGCTGGATCCGGCGCACTATGAGACCGCCCGCGCGGCGATCAGCAGCATGAAGGGCGATTTCGGTCGTCCGCTGGGCCTCAACGGCAACCTGCTCGTGGTGCCGCCCTCGCTAGAAGGCGCTGCTCGCCGGCTGCTCAATTCCGCCCTGGTCAACGGTGGCGAGAGCAACCCCTGGGCGGGCACGGCTGAATTGATGGTTGTTCCTTGGCTGGCTTGAGCCAGCAGTAATACCGAGGGGCAAGCAAGGCGGGCCACTGACATTCGGGTCGGTTCCGCCTGAGCCCACAGCATGGCCGGGAGGCCCGAAGCTATCCGCTTCGATCGCCAGCGCCGGTCGGCCGCCGCCGAATAGAGCGGCCACTCACACCAGGAGAGACTCATGACCAAGCGTACTCCGGCTGTCGGCACTACCAAGTCGACGCTGCTTGCTACTGCCGCATCGGCCACTGCGCCGGTCGCATCGTCCGAGGAAAAGACGCCCGAGGAGAAGGCGGCGATCGCTGCCGTGGCCCAGGCACCTATTGGCGCGGCTGAGCCCTTCGGCGTCACGACCGCGACCGACGTGGTCAAGAATGTCGTGGCCTCCGACATGGTCGCTGCAGCTGTCGCTGCCGGCGATCCGCTGGCCCTCGCGTCGACCAGCGAGTTGCACGCGACGACTGCCAGCCTCGGCACCGAGACCAATACCTTCGACGGTGCAGAGCGCGCGATCGGCGCTCCCGACGTTGCCGACCAGCTCGGTGGGCCGATCTCGCGCGCGCCGGCAGTTGCGGCTGCGGCCGAGGCGATCGGCGAAGCTCCAGTGACCGCGCCTGTACGCCAGGACGGCTTCTTCCACGCTGAAGACACCGTGCACGAGCGCGGCTCGGGTGTGTCCATGCTCGCGGATATCGCCGACAGTGGCCGCTTCGATGCGATCAGCGATCTCGCCGGACGCACATTCATGGTGCGTTCCGCGTCCGATCGTGGACGTCGCCGCGCTGGTATCGGCTTCGGGCCAGTCGCCGTCCCTGTCGACGTCGACGATCTCACGCCCGAGCAGCTCGGCGCGATCCTCTCGGATCGGCAGCTCTTCGCCGAGCTGCTGCCGCGCGAACTCTGAGCAGGTAGCGGCCAGTGTCCTACGCCACGCTCGATCTACTGACTGCCCGTTACAGCGAGCGCATGCTCTTGGACCTGACCGATCGTACCCCAAAGAACGGCGCGATCGACACGGCGGTCGTCGATCGTGCGCTGGCAGACACGGATGCCGTCATCGATGGCTTTGTCGCGGGAAAGTATGGGTTGCCACTCGCGATGGTTCCGCCGCTCCTGGTCGACCTCGCGCTGGCGATCGCGATCTACAAGCTGCACCCGGCCGCGCCGCCGCAGAAGATCCGCGATGACTATACCGACGCGCTCAAGTCGCTCGACAAGATCGCGTCGGGAACGATCAAGCTGCCGATCGCCGGCATCGAGCCTCCCAGCTCGGGCGCCTCAGGTGTCGTGACTACCGACCGTGAGAGGCCTTTCACGCCTGAGAACCTGCGAGGGTTCATATGATCCAGGTCGACGCGGTTCGCGAACGAATCGAAGCTCGTGTGCCCGACCTCGTTGGATACATGGGCACGGCAGGCGAGTTCGCCGCGCTTGTTGAAGAGAACCAGCTTCCACAGCGCTCTCCGCAGGGTTTCGTTTTGCCTGGTCGCCTGACGGGCGGCGCGGCCGACGCATCGAACGCGATCTTCCGGCAAGAGATCCACGAGATTGTCGGCGTGGTGCTTACCGTCACGGTGCATGGCGACGCGCTCGGGACTGCTGGCGTGGACGAGATCACACCGCTTCTGCGCGACGTGATCAACGCTGTTTGCGGGTGGGGACCGGACGATGCGCCAGGTGTCTTCGTGCTCAGCTCTGGGGAGCTGGTCGGTACGAAGGCCGGGACGATCGTCTACCACCTCGATTTTTCGCTCCAGGACCAACTGAGGATCGCATGACCAGAAAGACCGAGCCCGACGCGGCGCCCGACAAGATCGAGACGCTCGCTCCAACGCCAGCAGAGACCGACAGCGGCGATCGCCCGATCAAGGGCGGTGCCTTCGTGCGTCAGTCCGATGGCACCCTGAAGCCCGATAAGGACGCCTGATCATGGCCAAGTACTGGAAGTCGAAAACCATCCTCTGCAAGATGGAGGCCGGTGGCTACGCCATCGACCCGCTACCGACCGGCGCCGCGAACGCGATCCTCGGCAGCGACGTCACCTTCTCGCCGATGGAAGGCGAGTGGGTAAAGCGGAACTACGAGCGGCGCAGCTTCGGCGCCAAGCCAGGCCTGGGTGCTGCCTTCCGCTCTGTGCTGACGTTCTCGGTCGAGGCGGCTCCCTCAGGCACGGCCGGCGTGGCGCCCGCTTGGGGACCGCTGCTGCGCGCATGCGCCGTGGCCCAGGTCGTCACCGCGAACACCAGCGTCGAGTACAGCCCGATCACCGACAATCCGGAGTCGTCGACGCTCTACTTCGACGTCGATGGCACCCTGCATAAGATGCTCGGCACGCGCGGCAACGTGGCATTTACGCTCGGCGCCAGCGGCATCCCCATGTTCAAGTTCACGCTGACCAGCCTGTTCACCGTGCCCGAGGAAGCCGCGAAGCCAACGCCAGATTACTCGCAGTTCAAGGCACCGGAAGTTGCCAGCAAGGCCAACACGCCGACCTTCACGATCGGCGGCATCCCCTTCGCAATGCGCAACTTCGAGCTGGATCTCGCCAACGACGTCCAGGCCAGCATGCTGGTCAACCAGGAGGAGATCCTGATCGTCGATCGAGACGAGACGCTGAAGGTGCAAGTACGCGCCGTTCCGCTCGGAACGTACAACCCGTTCACCATCGCGCAGGCCGGCACGTTGCAGCCGATCGTGCTGGCACATGGCAGGGTCGCTGGTCGTCGCCTTGGGCTCTCGCTCCCGACGTCGCAGCAACAGCTGCCCAGCTACCAGGAGCAGCAAGGCATCCTGGAGTGGCCGCTCAACTTCTCGCCGTTGCCGGTTGCCGGCGACGATCAGTGGAAGCTCACGCTGACCTGATCGTCGCCGATCGGCGCGCCAATCTCCCTCTCAGCTCCAGGAGCCAGCATGTTCAAGATCGCCTCTGACCCGAAGTTTACCCATACTGTGACCGCCTGCGTCCCCGTCGACGGTGGCCATGAGAACATGACCTTCAAAGCCACCTTTCGCGTAGTCCCGCTGGAGCAGCTCGGAGGCACGGACAACGAAACTCAGGCTGAATCGCTCAAGAAAGTCGTCGTGCACCTGGATGACCTCGTCGACGAAAACGAGCAGCCGCAACCCTACTCGGATGCGCTTCGTGACAAGCTGATCGAGCTGCCATTCATGCGCTACGCTCTCATGCAAACCTACATCGCAGCCGTCACGAAAACGAAGGCGGGAAACTGAAGGATGCCGCTCGCCACTGGGCGGGCGGCGGCAAGCGCGACTATTCTCAGGCAGCCAAGGAAGCCCGCGATTTCGGCATCCCCGAGGAGATAGTCGCCCAAATCGAGAGCAGCGGCGACGAACATGACTTCGAGGTATGGCCAGACAACTGGGACGTGCTCTGCGCCTTCCTCAAGGTCGCGACGCAATGGCGCGTCGCTACGCTTGGTGGCGGGCTGGAGCCGTCGGGCGTCTACTGGCTCGGCCTCGACTACACTGCCGTTGCAGCCGGCCTCGCAGGGCACGGCATCGCGGCTAGTCCTCCGATCTGGGAAGGCCTGCGTCTAATGGAAGCCGCAGCCAAGAACGTGCTGAACGGCGCGGCGGAGAGCGACTGATGGTGCTCAAGACATCGCTCGTCATTGCCGGCGACGCCAGTTCGGCCGTCACCGCGCTCGGGCAGACCAACACAGGCCTTAAGCAGAACGAAAGCCAAGCCGAGGCGACCGCCAAGGCCTGGGCAACGGCTGACGTCGCCATCACAAAGCTTGCCCAGGCTCAGGCGCGGGCGCGCCAGGAGAATGATGCTACCAAGGCATCCTACGCTGCCGGCGAGATCGGCATGGAGCAGTACAGCCGTCAGCTCCTGGAGACTAAGTCAGCGCTGTCGCTGGTTGAAGCCGAGCACCAGCGTGCAATCACCGTACTACGCCAGAACAAGCAGGCGCTCGATGCAAACGGTGTGTCCCTGGGCCAGCAGCGCGCCGGCTACCTAAACCTCGGCCGACAGGCCCAAGACGTCGCCGTGCAGCTGCAAATGGGATCAAACCTCGGCACCATCCTTGCCATGCAGGGTCCGCAAGTCGCGGACGCGCTCCAGGGGATGGGCGGCAGGTTCGCCGGTCTCGCCGCATTTATGGCCGGGCCATGGGGTGCGGCGATCTTCCTCGCGTCGAGCGTGATCATCGACCAGCTCGTGCCGGCTCTATGGCGGGCAGCGACCGGCGCCGACGAAGAAGTCAAAGCGCTTGAGAAGGTCGAGATGGCCTCGGATGGTCTCGGCGCCGCCCAGTCGGTCCTGGGCGGCATGTTCGATCTCACCACCGGCAAGATCAAGAATCAGACCGAGATGCTGATCCTGAACGCTCGGCAGATGGCAATCAACCTGCGGGCCGAGGCGCTGAAGGAGTCGGCCTCCTCCAAGCGCACGATGGCGTTCGACGATCGCAAGCTCGGCCTGTCGACCGGCAACGCCGTCCTGGGCGCAATCGGCTGGGACGTCTCCGCAGAGTTCGGCAAGTCGCAGGGCGTCGGCAAGCTGATCGCCGACTTGAAGGCGGGCCGCATCGACCGGGAGGGTGCGCTGCAGGCCACCGAGAAGCTCGACTTCTCTGGTCTGGCGATCACGCGCCAGGATCTGCAGCAGGCGATCCTCGACGAAGTGTCGAGCGAGCTGAAGAAGAAGACTGCCGCGCTGATTGATAAGTCGGTCGACCAGGGCAGCCTTGCTCAGGGGCTCCGGAAGCCGGACACGAAGAAGCCGCCAAAGCCGAAGATTGATAAAGGACTTGGTGAGTTCGGCGAGGATACCGCCAGCAAGATCGCCGGCATCCGCGACCAGTTCTCGGATCTGCCGACGGCAGTAGAGCGCGCTAACAAGGCAATGCGCTCGCTCGATGATATCGCGAGTGACATCGAGAAGCGCAGGCCACCCAACTACGACAAGCTGGTACCAGCACTCGCTGCCGCGCGCGCAACGGTGCAGGAGAGCCTGACTCGTCCCTTTACCGAGTACCTGGAGAAGGCTCAGCAGGCAGTGCAGATGGATGCGCTGCTCGCAGCCGGCATGGATGATCAGGCCGAAGCCCTCAAGATAGTGTTGGCGCTCAAAGAGAGAATGAAGCCGCTTGATCGCGAGCAGCTCGGGGTCATTCTCAACACGGTACAGGCCGAACGCACGCGAGCCATGGTGCTGCGTGACCAGCGCGCGTTGATCCAGGCCAACATCAACGCCGTTCGCGATATGCGCGGTGCGCTCGAGCAAACTGTCGGCGACATGCTGAAGGGCAAGTTCTCGCTCGGTAAGATCATCGCGTCGATCGGCAACAGCACGCTTTCGATCATGAGCCAGCGCATCGTTGAATCGATGTTCGGTGAGACGCTTCGCAAGCTGGAGGCGCGAGCGAGCGGGCAGGAGTACGTGAAGGCAGCCGGGAAGGAGATGGCCGACGCTCTCGGCAAAGGCTCCAGCGCCCTGCTCGACTTCGAGAAGATCGTTCGGGACGTCACCGAGCGCCTCGGTGGCACGAGCGGTCCTGCCGCTCCGGGTGCATCGCCAGCTGGCGATGCGACCACCGGCAAAGTCAGTAAGACAGGCGTGGATAGTGAAGGCCCGTATATCGAGGTTTCACACGACAAGCTGCCGAAGCCGGCCGTGCTGACCGGACCCGATCCTATCATCGTCGAGATGACCAATCAGCTGTTCCAGGTCTTCGGCATCCGCCTGCCAAAGCAGCTGACCGACATCATGGACACCGTCCTGGGCAAGCTGGAGAGCACGCTCCCGCAGATCATGCAGGGCGCGCTCACTGGCGCCACCACGTCCAAGCTAATCCTGGGGGGCAAGGGATCGAGCATGGGCGGCGCTGTTGGCGGCGCGATCGGCCAGGAGCTGGGCAAAGAGTTTCTGACCAAGGGTCTCACCTCCGTCGCTTCAAGCCTCGGGCCACTTGCTGGGCCGATCGGCGCGATCGCGGGCGGGCTCCTGGGCGGTATCGTCGGCGGTCTGTTCAAGAAGACGAAGACGGGCAGCGCCACGGTCGGCAACGTCGACGGTGAGGGAACGGTCACCGGCACCGGTGGCAATTCCAAGTCGCGGATCTCGGCCGCGCGCGGCCTCGCGTCCTCGGGCCTGTCGGCGCTCGATCAGATCATCGACCAGCTCGACGCCGAGCTGGGCACGTTCGCCGGCTCGATCGGCGTGCGGAACAAGAAGTACGTCGTGGATCCGAGCGGCCAGGGAAAGACCAAGGGCTCGGGCGTCCAGAAGTTCAGCACCGAGGAGGAAGCGTCGGCAGCGCTGCTCGCTGATCTCATCGCAGACGGCGCAGTGAAGGGCGTCTCAGAGGCGGTCCAGAAGGCTCTGAGATCCTCGACCGACGTGCAGGAAGCTGTGAACGAAGCGATGAAGGTCCAGGAAGTCGAGCTGGCGATCGGCGGCTTGGGCGCTCAGATCGCAAAGGCGTTCAAGGATTTCGAGAAGCAGGCCCAGGAACGGCTGCGCGTCGCGAAGGAGTATGGCTTCGACATCGTCGCGATCGAGCAGAAGAACG